AATAGCGGACGTTTTCAATATCATATTTGCCGATCCCAAAGTTCATCCACTCGGTGACATACTTTATGTTATTGATGAATTCGTACATGGAGGGCTGAATCAGATCAGGATACGCTCTCACCTGGCCGTAAATGTCCGGTCGCGCCTGATACGTACGCGCCACATTTGTCTGCCCGGTGAGTTTATTATTCGGTGACTCTTTCGAGTTGTAATCGGAGGCGCTGAAACTCTGCTTCGGTGCGAGGAAGGCGAAGACCTTCGATATGAGTTTGAAGACGGGACTCAGTACCTTGCCGATTGCTCCTTTGGGCTGTGAGAAGATCTGGATGCTGTGCAGTTCAGTAACAGGAAAGTCCAGCTCATCGCTGTCATCCAGCTCCCTGCCATTCACCACGATGATGACATCCGTGAAAAAATCCCGCGTGACAAGCCACTGATAAAAGCTGCTGCCGGCGGGGAGGTTAACCCTCTCTTTGGGCCGCCCCGGCATGTGCTGTATTTCGATAATCGGCATGCGACAGATACTCCACCCTGGTAAATAACTTTTCGATAACGCGCAGTCGTGTATGCATCACCCCGCCACCGTCTCCTCGGCTGTGTAAGCCGGCGCCGTCGACGATAATGCCGACGTGTTCTGCCCGCTCTCCGACGTAGGCCACGAACAAGCCATCCTCTACCGGCAGCGCGCTCGGCTGCCAGTAGACGACCTCATCCAGATAACAGGTGATGAAATCACTCCCCGCTTCGTAACCGGGGAGATTGTGCAGCTCTATACCAAGCACATGGCGGTAATAGAGCACTACCAGACCCCAGCAGTCGCAGGCCGAAAAGCTACAGGCGCGGTCAGCCCACGGAACTCGCTCGATCCGTTTAATGAATTCACTTTTATCCATGGGTTATCCGTTAACGAGGCCAGGCCATTCAGCCGGGTCATATATCCGGCCTATGTTGCGGTTGAGTGGGTTGGTCATTGAGAGGCTGACATTAACGTCAGTTCCATCCATATTGCAGTCAGCAACGTAGAGCACCCATGAATCAACAGGTGTGGCGGTATCTGCCGCATCGAATCGTCTGATAGTGCAGGTGATCGGCTGGATGCGGGACGTGCCCGACCAGAGTTTCAACTTCTGCTTAAAGTCGCTGGCGAGCTGGCTGAACTTGAGCGTACTGTCGATCACTGGCGTGCTGCTTTGCTGGCTCTCTGTCAGTTCAAATCGACATGGATCGTAAACCGCACCGCCGAGTGACTTTTGGAAAACCTGATTGTTCACCAGGCGCACATATCCAAATGAAGGATGATAGAAGGTTACCGTCTCGTACATGATCCGGTTAGGCCGCTGCGCCTTGAACTCGCGATAAGTTGGCATCAGTTAACCCTCGGCAACGATTCCGGGTCCCGGTTATCAGGGTAACCCGTCACCACAATATCCAGCCATGAGCCCCACGGCGGAGGTAGCTCGACGATAATGTCGGCATAGTCATCATCAGCACTCACAATCTCCCGGCAAATTACATCGCCAGTCCAGGTGAATACTGATCCGGTCTGAGACCATGTCGGGAATGAGCGGAAGTGAAGCTCCTGCTTTTCCAGCCCTGTGTCGCCGGTCCCGGTCCCTACAAGCATTTCAAACCACTGATTGCCGTTATCCAAATATGACGGGCTACGCAACCATTGATAGAAAGCACGGTGCTGAGCCTGGGTCAAAATCCAGGTGAGTGAGAAAGCCGTCTTGAGATCGTCGGTGAGTTTCTGAAATATCGGAGCCCCGACTTCCGGTAAATCAGTCCGGAAACCGGTGTCAGTGCCTGGAGACTTCGATTTTTGGGCAAGCGGCAACCAGTCCGGGTACGGAATAGCCATATTATTTCCTTAGCCGGTCGCCCGGCGTGGTGCCTGGTGATTACGTGAAATTGACTGGCTGATCGGCCCGCCATTGTTGATATCAGCAACGATCACATCCACCGTCACTCCACCGTTGGCATCGGTTCCTGCCTGCGCATCGACGGTTGAACTGGTATAGTTCTGGATGTTTATCGTCACCCCACCACCTCCGCCAGCGGTCATATCTTTGTTACTGATCACCTTTCCGTTATCACCCGGTATCATGTACTGCTTACCGGTGCTGGCCTGGTAGATTTCAGGCATACCGCCCTCGCCTACCTGATACAGTCCGCCAGCAGTTACCGGGCCGCCATTTTTTCGCTTACCGAGCAGACTCATACCAACGATACCAGCAACTGCGCCGATACCAATCGCTGCAGCAGTACCCATAGAGGCGATAGATGAAAGGATTGCTGCCGGAGTCCATGCTGCTGCGGTTGTGGCTGCCGCAGCGGTGCTGGTTGCGGTTTCAGTGGCTACAGCTGCCGTCTGCACCGCGGTGACGGTACCGATCGCTGCCGTCTGCGCCGCCTGCCCCATGATCGCCGACTTCACCCACTCAACGCCCATCTGCACAAACGTATTGATGAGTGAGTTCAGCACGGTGTTGCCGATGGACCGCATTGCATCCTGCGCTGACATGCTGCCAGTGATGATGCCTGTCAGAGCGTTAGAGGCACTCCCTGACAGTGCGTCGAATGAGGCTGCCAGTGCCTCATTGCCGGCGCTCTGGTTGCGCCAGATTTCCCATTGCGCAGCGATGCGGGCCTGCTCATACTCCTTGTCGGCAGACGCGCGAAGAGCCAGCGCATTCTGATGAGTGATGATTCCCTGCTGCTCGTACTGCTGAATGAGCGCGAGCTTACGCGCATTCTCATTCGCCAGCTGCTGCACAGGGTCAACGCCGCCAGCAGCTTCTTGCTGAGGACTGACCACCTGATCGGACCGTATTTTCGCGAGGTTGGCCTGATGCTGTTCCTCCAGGCGCTCAATGGTCTGGTTATACTGCTCCTGGCTAATTTTCTTCGCAGATAAAGCGGTGTTCAGATCCTGAACGTCCTGCTTAAAGCTTGCGTTCTCGCGCGCCTCTGGCAAAAGCTTCTCAGCTGCCGCCTGTGCCTTGATAGCGTTGGCAGCATCCCACCTGGCTGAGGCATATTTGCCAGCCAGGTCGATTTGCTCCTGAGTAGCGCCTTTGCCTAGAGACTGCTGGGCTGTGAGAATGGCCTGCTCGCGGCTTAATTCTTTGGTGGAGTCAGCAGCAAGCTCAGATTGCTGTTTAAGATTACTCAGCTTCTGCGCTATTGATTCCTGCTGGTTTTCAAGCTTCTTGGCCTCTGAAGCAGCGGCTTTGTCTTCCTTTTTCTGCTCCTTACGCGCTTCAGTCGCTTTCTCCGTGGCAACATAAGTCTCCTGAAGGCGTTGGATTGCTCGCGGATCAACTACACCAGAATCTTCAGCATCATAAGTGGCCTGAAGCTTAGCCCTGGCCTCCCCCTCAACCTTTGAAAGAGCGAGGCGTCGTTCGGCCTGCCTGATGAGCTTTTCGCCCTCTTTGCCACCCCAGTTAAACTTGAGGGTTTCCGAGTTGAAGGCTTTTAACGCTTCAGTCGACTGCCCGAGCTTCTGCGCCAGGAATGCCTGTGAACCGCCAAGGAGAGAAGCTTTTTTCTCCGCTTCAGCGAGAGCAAGGGCATTATCTCTGGCCGCCTTCATCTGATCCACGATGCCCTGATTAACACGAATATTCATCAGGCGATAGGCATCTTCAGTCTGTGACAACTTTGCCGTTTGACCATCGAGGTCACGTCGTTTTTTCGCTAGCTCATTTGCTGCTTCGCGCGCCTTAATTACATAGCCGTTGTTCTCGTCCTCTGTCACACCGTACTGTTTTGCAAGTGTGTAATATTTTTCATATTCAGCCTCAAGACCTGAAATTTCACCCTTCAGATCAGCGATAGATTCTTTTTGCGCTTTTATGGAATCAACGGTGTCTGCCCGAACTCCCTGAGCCTGCGCGAGGTTCATGTCGTTGAGCCGCTTTATAACTTCAGGGATGGTATCAGCAAAAGCAATCGCCTCTTTGCGCGCTTCAGCCTGGCGCTGCGCGTAGAGATACCAGCCAGCAGCCACGATCGCTATAACACCGAGAGGGCCGCCAAGCGGGCCGGTTACGGTACTGATCACCTTCATGGTGTTAGCCATGGTGAAACCAGTGGCCGCGACTCGCGCCTGAGCACCAGCCAGCGCATTCTCTGCAACGGCAGCTTCAGCTGCGGTCGCAATGTATGCACTACGTAAGCGCACTACGTTTTCCATGGCGAAAGCTTCTGCGGCGGTATTTTTTGCTACCTGAAACTCAGCGAGCGCGAGGTTTAGCGCCGACATTGCTGCGCCTTTGTCTGCCTGAGTTTTTCTCACCGTTACCGCCGCAGCCTCTGCTTCCTGAATGGCTGCTTGTCGTGTCGCGGATATCGCAGTCAGCGTTCCTTGCACCCGCTGAGCCTGAGCAACAGTTGCCATTGCAAGAGCGCCAGCAAAACGACCACCCATGATTGCAGCCGCACCAATCAGTGCGGTACCAAGGCTTTCCAGATTTTCACTCAGGCTGATTACAGAATCACGAAACCCGGCGGCGAAGGATTTGACGGTCGCATTCTCGCCAAAGAACTTAGTGACATTATTGCCCGCAACCTGCAGGCCTTTCGAAATAGAAACTGTTGTTTTAGCGAACTCGCTGCCAATGGCTTCGCCCTGCGAAAGCAGCCCTTTTACAACCACATCAGTGGTCAGTTTTCCTTCCGCAGCCATTGCGCGAAGTTGACCAATTGAGACGCCGAGGGAGTCAGCTAGTGCGTTTGTAAGGCGGCTACCCTGCTCTGCGACTGAGTTATATTCCTCGCCACGCAACGCACCGGCGGCCAGCCCCTGAGATAACTGGATGATGGCATTTTCTGCTTCCTGCGCAGTGGCGCCAGATACCGCGAAGCCCTGGTTGATGATTGTGGTCAGCCGGACAAGATCGGCGGCGCTGGTATTATATATGCGGGTGCCTCGCTCCAGGCGGGCATACAGAGTGGCTGTGCCGTTAAGGGATGATTGCGTCGCCTGCGAAATATCAAAGATGCGCTGCATCACTTCGGCCTGCGTCTCGCCGGTGCGGATGCTGTTTGATACTTTGTTGTTCAGATCTGTCCAGGCGTCGGCATAGTTGGCGACCTGCTGGATTGACAGGGCCGCGATTACACCTTTGGCAATGCTGCCAAGGCTCGACAGCGTGCGCTCCATAGAAGCGATTGAGCGCTCAGTGCGGTTTACGCTGGATTCAATCCTGCCAAGGTTGCCGCCAAGACCAGCCAGTGCGGCTTCAATTTCTCGTCTGCCTCGAAGGATGCCAGCCGTGTCCATATCGACTTCATAAATTACCTTACCAGCGTTAAGAATTCCGGCCATTTAACCTTCCTCGCAGCAATAAAAAACCCGCCGGAGCGGGTTCGTTTTTGACGTTAATATCTTTTATCAGCCAGGCGCTGCATGTTTTTTACTCTGCTTTTCTTTCTCCAGTCTCTGCGCTTTCTTGGTAAGATAATCATCGGTAACAGCTTCATACTCTTCTTTGGTGAATCCTTTCTGATCGGGATATTTTGCTGCAATCAGGAGCTGAAACTCAGTCATGGTGAGTTGCTCTGCCTCTTCCCGGCTCATGCTGAAGTGGTTTCGCGCAGCACTGATATACTCGAAAGCATTAAATTCAGATGTGGCCTGATTATTTTCATGTCGCTGGAGCTTTCTCACCTTTGCCTTGCCGATAACGCCGTGGCTTATAAGGGACTGGGCGATGACGATTATTTCGAATGCATCCATCGCGCCGCTCTTCATTTTAAATGCCTTGCCTGACGCTTTGGCCTGGCGCATTTCTCCAATCAGCGGCGTTACATCCTCATCACAGCATGCGATCATAACTTCCATCGCAGCCATCAGGGCTTTTCTTCCATAACTGCTGGATTTGATATGCTCAATCAGCCACGAAGGGATCAGCCCGAATGCCTGGTGTGCAGACTGAATAAGCGCCGCCACTTCGTCGTGATGCAAGTCATAGAACGCGGCGACGATTTCAGAAGGATCGCCTATGCGTGTCATGTTTATGAGTGATGGTCTGAAAAAGTATTCTTTCCCTTCGGCATCGATAAGCATCTCGCCTATTTCTTTCAATGGCGGCCGTGATTTCATAATTCCTCCATAAGCATTATCAAGGGCTGGTAGCCAGCCCTTTGGAATGGTTACGAGGCTGTGACCGTCACAGCGCAGGTGCCGGTAAAGTTGCCATCATTGGATTTAAACGTGATGGTTGCGGAGCCAGCGGCGACCGCTGTGACCAGGCCTGTAGAGCTCACCGTTGCCTTGGTAGCATCAGAGGTTGTCCACGTTCCCGATTTATCCGTAGCATCAGACGGCTGCACTGCACCAGTCAGCTGGCGAGTTGCATCTACAACCAGGGAGGTGGTCGCAGGGGTTACCGTTACGCCAGTGGCTGGTACCGTTTCATCGGTATCAATTACCTGGATAGTGTCGGCATCAGCCACTTTGAATTCAGTGGAGAACGTCACGATGTCGTTAGTGCCACCGTCAGAGCTCAGAGCGTTGATCAGCATGTAACCGATGAAAGTTACCGGGCCGAATTCCATACGCACCCACAGCGTCGGCTGACGAGTGGCCTGAATCTCGGTGTTGAAGTACTTAATAAGGCGACTTACACCGTACTGATCCAACTTGTCATTGCGGCGCACCTCACCCTCAAACGAAATGGTGAAGTCTGCGTTGGTGACGATGTTTTCGACGTAACCCTTGGTGTCATCAGCATCGGATGTCACGCTGTTAGGTGAAAAGTCGAAACCTTTACTGGTACCAGCTGCCAGCGATTTCCATTCGGATTCGGAAGGAAGCGTGTCGGCACAACCATCAGCCACTTCAAGGACAATTGCGCGGCCAAACAGCTTTGTGTTGTCCGTAGGGCAATTTGCTGCCATGGGGAAACTCCTCTCAATAAATAAAAAAGGCCGCCTGATGGCAGCCTGGTGTTTTTGCTTACTCCCCGTAGAGGCAAGCGAAGGAAAGACGAAAAACGATCCTCCCCTCTTCCGTTAGTTGCGGTGGCGGTATGCCGCCAATATTTTCAATATGACCAACGCAAGGGTGGCTGATCGGGTTTTCCTGAACATACTCAATAATGCGCTGGACAGCATTCAGGGCTTCTTTGCGCTTATCCTTCGCGCCGACAACGTCCACCATAACGTAATAGGTTGAACCGAGTTCATTGCGAATTGCAGAGCCACCGTCTGGACGGAAAACAATGACAGCCGTCGATAAAATACCAGGATCGTCGTACATCAACTGCTGAACTTTAAATCCCGTGGTGAGCCCGGCATCGACGAACAAGTCACTAACGCGCTGGAACATTAAAGGCGTCATAGCGACATTTCCTTTTTAACTACGGTATCGACCTGAATCGTTGTGCGTTCGCCAGCTTTCTTTAGAAACTCAGGCTCGCCAGTCCTGTCCCATATGTTCCCTCGCGAACCGGGCGCCTGACCTTTATCAACCGGGCGCGGCGTTTTCTTACCGAGGTGTTTGCCGGGTGCCTCATGTACTGAAGCGGCATATTTCGCTGAGTAACCAACCTTGCCCGTGATACGGGTGCCATTGACGTTAACATCGCGGAACTGAGAATTGAGGAGCGTGCTGGTATCAATCGGCACCATAGTTGCGGACTCAGCACCTACGATGTACAGCGCCGAATAAACGGCACGCAGAGCCTTCTTGCCATCGATCGTGTTCGCTATGCGATTAATGGTTTTGACGGCCTTACTCACGCCCTTAACTTTGACGCCCATGTCTTTCTCCAGGCAATAAAAAAGGCCGCCTGAGCGACCTTAATTTTTGGGGTTTTCGCGTAGCCACCGCCACATCTCGAATATGCTTCTGGAGGAAATGGCGATAGTTGCAACACCGAGTATTATAACAGCCAGGCTGATCCACATCAGAACACCTCCGTTGAAATCATACGCCAGTTAGTATCGCATAATCATCTGCCAGGCGCTCGAAGGTGTCGGCATACTGAACAACCTGACGCACTTCATCAGCGCCAGCCACAACAGGGTCAAGCTCAGTTGACGAGCCAATCAGCAGGTAATCACCAGCTGCTGCCAGCGCGAACTCAGTCCAGAATGTGTTCTTAACGACGATCTCAACACCAAGACTCGCCAGTCGCTTTGATAGCCCACCCTCATAGTCACAGAGGATTTGCTCAGGCGCAGAATACCCGAGCGGGTCGCCATATTCATCGTTGCCGAGATTGCGCCAGATTGTCGCCGTGGCGGTATAGCTCCAGTTTGCTACGGATGACATGACCTACTCCTTCCACTTGAGCACCTTCGCGCCAGTAGCCCGTATGCTCGCGCAGTTGATGAACCACTGACCGTCAGATTTGACGTGGCCGGTGGTCTCCCGCCCGGTGTCGGTCTTCACCCATACGCGCGTGAATGTCGCCGGCAGTTTTACCTCAACAGGTACCCAGGCCATCAACAGCCCCCAACAACATCGAAAAACCCGACGCTATTACCGGCGCTGATCGGCAACTCACCGGTGCAGCCGCTGGTATCGAGGCGGGATAGCGCGTCACGCAGCCATGTCACACCGTCGTCTCCATACTCAAATGAGCGTGACGCACCAGATGGAGCTGACTGCGATTTGATACGCCGCGCGCCGGATGAAGTAGCCATCAGCGCCGCAGCGTAGATAAGAATGAGCTGCGCGGTGCACTCGTCATATCCCGCACCTTCAAGGCAAGGGATGATTTTGTTCACCACGCAGAGGATTGGAGTAAGCAAAGCGTCAGGGATGGCAAACCCCAATTCGGAGAGGAAGCCTTTCACGTTGTCAGCCGTAACCGGGGTCGCCATCTTTATTTCACCTTCTTCTTCAGTTCTTCCAGCGCGGATTCTGCATCATCAGCGCGTTTCTTTTCTGCTGCCAGCGCGTCAGCGTGTGCTTTGTCTTTCGCTTCTGCATCAGCGGTCAGCTTGTCGATCTGCGCCAGCGCTTCAGCGTGTTGCTTTTGCAGCCCAGACAGATCGGCAGTCGGCGCGGACGGTGTAGCGACTTCGAAGGAAAGTTTTTCGCCTTTCTTCTGGTCAGTCTTCTTCGCCTTGCCGGTTTGCAACCAGCGCTCTGCTGTTGCGTCGTCTACATCTACCACCGAGCCAACCCCCAGCTTGCGGAGGTCGGCACCGGCGTGCAGGTTATTTGCCACGATTTCTACCAGTGCCATGAATTTATCCTTAGCTCGATGCGTGAATGACGGAATATTTGTTGTTGATGTCCTGCTTGACCATCAACCCCATTGCGCCCCAGGTGCGCCAGATGTAGTCGCTGTTGTACTCCGGACGCGGAGAGGCAACGGTACCAATAGCCTGGCCGACGATCGGCGCGATAACGCCTGCGCCAAGCGGCACAATGACGATTTCGTTACCAGACAACTGGCTGTCTTCTTTGATCGCCTCAACGCCGGTCAGTTTCAGGATTTCATCCATCACGGTTCCGGACTGGAAGTTGTCGCTGTAATAGCGCTCCCAGTTCGAGATGATTTCACCGGAAACGTACCAGGTCTGGTTTGCATACTGGCTATTGATGCGGCGCATCTGGTCACGCAGAGCGATTGCGCCATCGCGGTTCTGCTGAGAGGTTGCAGTCCGAGACGTGAAGTCGATGTTCAGACCGGAAGCGCCCAGGTCAATCTGCGCCACACGCTCATCATCTTTCAGGCCTTTCCAGGTCAGTCCATCGAAAACAACAAAGTTACCCGCTTTATCGCGGAAGCCGTTGAAGATGTAATCGACGTACTTACGCTGCACGTCTTCAACCGATCCGCGCTGCGAATCAGCCTGAGACTGAAGAGCGGAAGGGCTGTTGAAAATCGGGTCGCGCCATTCGAACTTGAATCCAGAATCATGGATAGGAACCATGGTTCCGTCGAAAGTGTAGCTGCGGGCATCAAGCGCCGCGCCGACCTGACCAGACATGGATGTGTGAGCCCAGCCGCGACCGCCGGTACGAGCGTAGTCGTAGCGTGACTGTTCAAGCCGCACCGAGCGGGAAAGCGGCATCAGGTCGTTAAGCAGCGTGAACTCGGTATTGGGTTCGAACTGCTGCAGGACGGTGGTGTCAAAGGCGCGGTAGAGGCGGCGGATATCATCCACTGCGTTCACTGCATCAATGCGCGGCGCGTGCTCGGCGATGCCACGGAAACTGGCGCGTGCCAGAAAGTCAGCGGCTGCCTGAGCACTGGCGTTACGCTCGGCGGTCAGAGATTGAAACTGCTCCTGGTTGATCTCCAGGTTGCCTGTCTCCTGACCAATCTTCTTGGAATAAACAAACATTCAGTGCTCCTTACTTGAACACAACGCGAATCAGATCGCCGGCCACCGCAGTGACTGCTTTATCTTCTTCGACATAAGCGAAAACCGCGGCATCCGCAGTGACAGCGGTAACGCGACCGTTGGCGACAGCAACCGGCTGGCCTTTGGTATAGGTGCCTGCCGCCGCGCGCACGTTGAGGAACATACCCGGCAGCGGGTGAATACCGATCACCAGCTCATTAGCCGCGATAGCATCGTCAACGCTGAGGCAGCGCAGGTAGTCTTTATTGGCTACGTACTTGATAGCGCTTTCAGCACCGGCTACCGACGCGGTGAACTTGTCAGCGGTGCTGAAGAAGCCCACAGTGCCCGGCAGAGTTGACGCGGCAGCGCCGCCTTCACGGTTGAGCAGCGGATTAGGGAATACGCCGCCCGCGTGGATCACATGCTTTCCATCTTTAGCCATTATTTACTCCGGCATTTCGCTGACAGATTGAGTGTTGGTAGCCTGGCGGAATGCACCATTCAGGCCGGTGG